CATAAGTCTAATATTGATCACGAACGGTAAGTTTACCTTATCCACCCATTTTAAGGATACGGAGTTTCAACCAGGGATCAAAAAAGTAAAATCTTCTTTAATATGATTGAAAATAAATTTAAAAAATATCGGTGCCAAAATTTAAGCACCTCTCCGAATTCTCTTATGAATTTGGACAAACATATACCTATGGCTATTTATAGTGTTAGGAATTTCTCTAAGAAATCCTCACCAAAGCCGTTAAAGAAAAGTAACCAAGTGTACTCAAAGAAGAGTAAACTTAAGAAACTTACAAATTGTCAAACTAATTTAAGTAAATTAGTTCCGTCTGCTGGGTTTATTGGTAAAACAAGGTTAGACCTTATTTATCAATTATTCAAGGGGAAACTCCCTATGGAGTGGAACCTCGAGGACCTCCTTAACGAAACCGTTAAGGCCCACGATGACATTATTATGCACCGTGGTGTAGTTAATGGCACTTCCCGTTGGAAGGCTATTACCCAATATTCCATTGGTTTATTGGAAGGTCGGGACCCGGAGAACCCAGGATGGGTTTCTACCGGTAGAGTAAATAAATGGCCAAAAGTTTTGGGCCATTTACGCCCCGTTTATGTTTTTATTAAAGATAATATCTCTAGTAAAGACATGGACACACAAAAGCAGATTGCAGAAGCAATGAGATTGTGTTTAACCTTATTTAAGTTAAATAAGATCTGTACTGCCAATTCTGATATGTCTTCCTTATTAGATAATATAGGAAAACGTAAAAGATTGGACCCCAAATTTGTATCCGATTTCGAGAAGTATGTTCGAATTCGATTACAAAAGGAAAGCGATAGCATTGCTCTCGCTGACCTTGACATTAATTTGTTTCTTTCACCCAGTAATGGGCCGAATGCTCTACCAAAGCTAAATACTGCTTTATTAGAAGCATCTGTCCTGGAAAAGAACAGTGCGCTTTTACAGGCCCTAAAAAGAATTTGTACTATTACAAATAGTAACAATTTCTTTACCTTTTTCACACAGTGTGCAAAGAAGTATCGGAATTTACCGAGTAAACTTACGGACATTAAACTTCGTAAGCTTACGGCAATTCCCGATAAGGGTAACAAGGCCCGAGTTATCGCGGTTTGCGATATTTGGACCCAATCAGTATTAGCGCCCTTGGAAAGGGTTGTTGTGGAGGTAAGTGCAAGGTTATTTCCCAATAACCTAGCTTACTTCTCACACAGGGATGGTTGGGAAAGAATTAAGTCCCTTCCTATGGAAACTCGTGAAAGATGTGTATCATTAGATGCATCATCCTGGACCGATAATTTCCCAGCTTCATTACAATACATTGTAGTGAAGGCCCTATTCGGAGAATCAATGAGCTTATGTTGGAAAACATTAGCTGTTGACTGCGAATGGTACGTACCTCACATGCCCAGACCAATTAAGTTTGGTAAGGGACAAGGGATGGGTACCAAAGGTAGTTTTGCAATTGCACAACTTACCGATTTACTCTTTGTTGAATACGTTCTCAACCGAGAGTATGGACAGGGTTCCTACTTTATTAAAGTAGGAGATGACCTAGTAGCTGAAGACCCCGAGTGTAAATTACAATCGTGGTATGAATCTATAGGTGTTCCCATTAATTTATCCAAAAGTAAGTTCTTAACTCACTACGGATCTTTCCAAGAGTTTGTTTCTAGAAACTTGTGGAATAATCATGATTATTCTTCAATTTCTCCGGGACTTGCTGCGAAATTCTTTCGCAATAGCTTTTACTCCCTTACGTTTTACCACCATGTGGCAGAACGTATGGACCAACATCCTTCAATTCATGAATTATTAATGAATAAGAAGGCTGTACTTGAATCAGGGGCGAATTTCGATCCTGAATCTTGGAAGGTGAGGCATGAGAGATTAATAAAAGTTATTAATCTCCTTATGATCGGTTGTAAGCTGGACCCAAATATATTGGAACCAGAACATATTATCCCTATACAAGGGGAAGAAGCATTGCTTATTTCCCAAAGGATGATCTTACTAACCATAGGCCTTGTGACCCACTATACAACAGTGTTGAATAGTGATGACACATTTGTCGCACAAGAGAACCTTACTAACATGTTAGTGGGTGAACTTAGCGAATTTCGGAGTACTAAACCTATCCAGTTGACCTTGTCAAAGGGAGAGGAACTCTATGAAGGGATAATCAAAAATGAATTAACCTTTATGGAGGCTGTTTTACTACAAAGGTCAAGGACCTTTGTAAGTAAAATTTCCGATTCAATTTCTAAGGGATCACAAAATCTTTCTTGTGAACCTCGTTTTGAACCGGTCCGAAAATGTTCAATTACCGGTGTATTAACTCTTAATCCCCAATTTGTTGATTATATTACAACAATTTGGAGTACGCTTTTGGAGTGCGTTACCAATCACAAAGTGGTAGGTACCAATCCATTCGCGAATAGGAATCCAGGTCGCAACGATCTGGAACTATTTAAGTTTATGAATAACTGTTTAGTCGAGAGTGATAATATCATTCTCGATCTTGAGTATGGAACATATAATGTACCAGGGACTAAAGATTTAGTAGTTGTATTACCCAAAGATCTAATCGATGGGTATACCCAGCTATTTAAATTTGACCTGTCCTTATCCTTACTTGATAAGTTAGGCAAAAGCTAATACTTAATTTAAAAATAGTGACCTTTTAACTCTGTTA